AATATCAGTGCCATGTTCGATGACCTTTTAACAAAGGTTAAGATGATGAAAGAAAAATTAGAGGCAGAGGGGGGTTGACTCGACCCTCTGCCTGTGGTATGATGTCTAGGTGATCACGAGTCACACAAGCCAAACCAAAACTATCCGAGAAAATCCTATGTCTTTTGCAGATCTGAAGCGTAAGTCCCAGACCAACTTTGAGTTCCTCCAGAAGGAACTTGAGAAGTCCAGCACCTCATCCAGTGGTGCCGACGAGAGGCTCTGGAAGCCCAAGCTTGACGCTTCTGGTAACGGCTACTCCGTTATTCGTTTCCTCCCCGCTCCCGAAGGCGAGAGCGTACCCTGGGCGAAGATTTACAACCACGCTTTCCAAGGTCCAGGTGGTTGGTTGATTGAGAACTGCCCCACTTCTAAAGGTGATCAGTGTCCTATCTGTGCTGCCAACAACAAACTGTGGAACAGTGGTCATGAATCTGATAAGGAAGTTGTTCGCAACCGTAAGCGTAAACTTTCTTACTACAGCAACATTTATGTCGTGAAGGATCCCAGCAATCCTGAGAACGAAGGTAAAGTATTCCTGTATAAGTACGGCAAGAAGATCCATGACAAGATCCTTGCTGCCATGCAACCTGAATTCCAAGATGAAACTCCTGTGAATGTGTTTGACTTCTGGGAAGGTGCTAACTTTAAACTGAAGATTCGTACCGTTGCAGGTTACTGGAACTATGATGCATCTGAATTCACTGCACCTTCTGCACTGAGTATGGATGATGAAGAGATGGAACGTATTTGGAAGCAAGAGTATTCTCTTGAAGCATTCACTGCTCCTTCTGAGTTTAAGTCCTACGAAGATCTCCAAGCACGTCACGATCTTGTTCTTGGTAACTCTGTTCCTCAACGTCGTATTGATCAAGAGGTAGAGGATGAAGACGAAGAAGTATATGCTGCTCCTAAGAAAGAGCCTGCATTTGCTTCCAGCAAGCCTTCATTCAATAGCAGCGATGATGACGATGCACTGAGTTACTTTGCCCGTCTTGCTGAAGAAGATTGATAATAGTAAAGGGGGTCAATGACCCCCTTTTTTTATACCCCTGTTTTCTTTAACGTAGAGCTGATATAATCTTTTGACTTCTTATATAAATTTGTCTTTCTAAAATCATCAAGGAATGATTCTAGGTATGATGGTTTGAGGAGAAATATTTCTCTCTTCTTTTCATTTTGTTCTTGTTCATATTCAAATATAGTAATTGGTGTACTGATAGCATTACCAGCTACCGCTCTTACTTGATCATCGTCCCAATATCTATAAGTTGAATTGTAAAAAGCTTCATCCACAATTAATCCTGGTTTAATTACTGGAGTTCCATCTTCTTTTTTTATGAGAGCATCTGTAGTTCTATAATATTTTATTGTTCCATATGCATCTTCGTAATTTTTTTCGCAATATTTACGAAGATCGTATTCAGAAAGGGGCCAATCAAACTGTGTATTAACTATATTATTTGTTAAAATAATTACCCAATCTAAGAATGCATCCCCATATGCTTTTTCTGCTACCTCATAAATTTTTTCTCCTTCCATTACACTATACTTTTTAAAGTATACTGCATAAGAAAATACATCAGGATTAACTTGGTATCTTCTAAAGAAATTTTTTGCTACGACATATTCTGATTCTGAGAATGGATACTGAATTGGTTTCGTATCGTATTCTATGTTTGGAATGTTTGAGAAGTATGACATTAGTAAGAAGCTCCTTGGTCGTTAATTTCACTTGCAAATATATTTTTCATTTCTTTAAGTGAAATTTTTAATTGAGTTGCTATAGGGGATCCATTTTCATATGTTGCATACGAACCATCTGGAGTGTAGTTTATAGCTACGTTTGCTATTGCACATGCTTTATATTGGGGTAAATATGGATGCAAACTAGAGCCATACATGTATTTGATAGTACATATACTTGGAATTGTAATTAGATTTCCTCCACCAAAACCGTTAGTGCTTCCACCAAATGCTGATGTCTGTCCCCCAAAGGTAGGAAGCATTGCTTTTTTAAATGTATTGCAAATTTTTTTAATCTCTTGTGCTTCTCTATCGCTACTGGCAACCATCTTAAAGTTTAATTCTAGTGTCCTTAACTCTGGCCCATCATACATCATTTCTGTATTTGGATTTAATATAGTTTTAGAAACCCCTCCCAGTGCTTGATTCTCACTTACTGAAGCCCCAGATACTTTATTAATCCCTTGTCTTAATAAATCAAAGGTTTTAGATTTAACTACTCCTGGAATATTATCTAAAAATGTTTCTGCATCTACACTAGTTCCTATTGCCTGAAGCATTCCAGCTGTAACTGATCCAAATGCAGCACCTCCCCATTTTTGTCCGTATTGAGTTTGTACATCTTCTGGGATGTATAATAAGATAGGACTTAAATCTTTTGCTGGAGTCAAATCATCTACACTTGCATTGTAAGTTTTGTAACTGGCAGTTCCTGTTGAGGTGGTGGATGTTCCAGTGCTTCCAGTTTCATCCCTACCAAATGGTGGATTATAATTCCAGAATTCAAATACAATATAATCAGATCCAGCTGATATAGATCTATCAAATGGATATCTTAATGATGCTCCGCCTTCTGCGTTTACTTTTGGAGGTTTGACTGAAAGTTTACCTAATTCTTTTTTAGTAGGATCTTCCCCAGGAGTTGATTGTTGGTATGCACCTTGTCCTAAATTTGGATTACCACCTCGTGGAGCAGATGGATTTGGTTGTGATCCTGGAGGAGAAACTTTATTTGCTTGATTAATTATAATAGAATTATTATCTGGCTTGTCAAATGGACCTTTATTAATCCATTTAGATCCATCATAGAACATTAATGTTCCGCTATCTGCAATATAATAATTTCCATTTTGATAGGTCATTAAATCCTCTTTACCGATGCTTTTAAACGTTTAGTTTTTGTATTTGTTTCTTCCCAAACTAATTCATTATCATAAGCATATTCTTTGCCGTTTTTCAGTTTCAATACGAAGTCATCAACAGGTAACATGGCAGCAGATTCCCACTCGTATGTGGCAAGATCAAGGAACAAACCTTTGCACTCTCTAATGAGATATTTATGTAGTATATGTAGAGGAACGTCAATTGTTCCCTGCTCTAATTTTTTAATTGCTACAGCTCTATGTTTATAATCTAGATAATGAAAATTTATTCCATAAAAATGATCTGCCGCTCTTTTCAAAACATATACCATAGGCAATCTATCATAGTATGGTATATTTGAGATCGCATGATATGAATAGAAATACATATGTCCTGGAAACACAGTACGTCTCATTTCATTTTCATCTTGATGCACTATGTTCTGAACAGAATCCATCTTTTGTTCAATCGTCATCCTAGATGGAAATGATTTTATCTTTGCGAAAAGTTTACCTAGTTGTTGTCTGTACCACAACGGAGTTTGTGATTCTCCATTGGTTTGTTCTCGTATTGTTTCAAATATAGTAATTTTTCTTGGTGCTTGCTCTTCACCTGCTTCTTTATAACCTTCAGAATTTTCAATAGCTTCAATTACTTGCTCTGCTGACATGCGAGAAGCATTTTTTATCTCATACCTGGATGCTATTCCACGTAATTGATCTCGTGTATATTGATTTAAAGAGTCAAGTTCATGACCACTTAGATGAGACCATCTATCAATATTATTAGTAGCGTATGCTTTTGGCTTTAAATTATTTTTCTTTGCCATTATACTTTGAGATGATCTTCGGTTAGAATAAGAAACTTCATTTGACGGTCTTCACAAAACTCTCGTGCTGCTTGCCACTTCGCTTGGTTCTTAATGAAGGTTGATACTTCTCTCTTCCATGCAGCAGTTTTTCTTTTGGGTGTTCTGTTTGGTCCTTCTACTTGTTTCTTTGGTTTAATTTCTATGATATATTTTTGAATGTTGCCTTCTTTGTTTTTTACTTTGATATAAAAATCTGGGAAGTATCTATGTGCTCTGCCATCAGTAGGACAACGATAGGGAACAATAACTTCCTCACTTCCCCACTCAATAATACTATCAGTTGTATCACAAAAAATCATAAATTTTTTCTCCCACATAGAACGATAGATAATTCTTGTGGGATTGCCTTTATATTTCTGTGGATTTTTTGGTTTATAGATTCCAGAATACGCCATAAATATATTATAAACCGACACTAATATTTAGAGTGGCAGGATCAATCAGCAACTTCATGGCAGCCATCACTAAGAATGGTGGTATGTCCATGACAAATGGTTATGATGTGCAGTTTGATTTATCAAAAAATACTGTATTGAATACCAAATTAAAACGTATTGGAATCGATGCAAATGCTTCCAACGACAGCAGCAATCCTGGTGGACTACTCAATATGTTTTGCGATGAGGCACAGTTACCAAACATGCAGTTTGCTACTGGTCAAATAAATGGAAAGTATCTTGGAAGAGGAAGTTTAAATTATGCTCATACTAGATTGCCTAGTGATTTTAGTTTAACTTGGATGTGTGATGCGAACATGACACCATATAAATTTTTGACAGTATGGTATAATTTTATTCAGGGAACTGAAGTTTTTAATGAGACTAGTCCACAGAGGTTAAGAAATTTTAAATCAAATGCAATATCGGTAGCAGAAAATCTACCTATGCGTTTAGCTTATCCTAACGACTATCAAGCAACTTTAAGAATAGCGAAAACAGAAAGAGGTGCAAATGCACCAAACTCTAGAACTTCACTAGTACATTTGCTGACGAATGTATTTCCATATGCTATTGATGCTGTTCCTCTTTCTTATGGAACATCTCAAATTACTAGAGTGAGTGCTAATTTTTATTATGATCAGATAAGAACAACTGTAGCAGACATTCGCAAATACACTGGATAAATAATTAAACGAATTGATTTGATTTAAATGGCATTACCTAAGGTTGGTTATCCAACATACGAATTGGAGTTACCCTCGAACGGAAAGACGATCAAGTATAGACCTTTTATTGTTAAGGAAGAGAAGATTCTATTACTTGCCATGGAATCTGAAGATGAGAAAGAAGTAAAGCAAGCAGTTAAAGATTTAATTAAGAACTGTGTACAAACTAGGATCAAGGTAGAGGATCTACCTTCATTTGATCTTGAGTATTTGTTCATGCGTATTCGTGCTGCTGCTGTCGGTGAAATTATTACATTAAATGTAACTTGTAAAGATGATGGTAAGACACAAGTAGAAGTTAAAATTAATATTAATGATATTAATGTAGTAAAACCAGAGGGTCATAATAATAAAGTTATGCTAACAGATACAATGGGAATTATTCTAAAGTATCCGAGCATGGAAAGATTTGTTGAGACAGAATTCTTAGGAAAAACTATTAAAACAGAAGAAGTATTTGAATACATTGCAGAATCCATTGATCAGATCTTTGATGGTGA